ATTTAAAGAAATATTTCTCTTATTGAGAAATAAATATAAGAAATGCTTGACATTTCTATTTATTTATGGTATAATATATGTATAGGCAATAATGCTATTGCCAAATATAAGGAATATTCTTGTCATGAAAGCTTTGCTCATAGCCATTCTCATGGCAATTTCCCTTCCTTCCTTTGCTGAACCAGTTGCCATAGATGTGCCAATTGTCATCATCAGCCGAGAAGAATTCGATCAAATGTCCGCCGAAGTTAAGAAACTCTATGAAGCCTATGCAGCCCTTGTCGCTCAAAAATCTTGCAAAAAAACATAAACCAAAACAAAATTGGAGTCAAGAAGCTAAAATCCAAGTTGTAGCCCAATACCTAGTTTTAGGGAATATGGCTTTGGTTTCCTCTGTCACAGGAGTGCCACACCAGCTTATTCGAGCATGGAAAGGCCAGCCTTGGTGGAAGGATGTGGAAAATCAGGTTAGGGCCACTGAAAATCTTCAGATGGACAATAAACTGTCTAAAATTGTAGACAAGTCTCTGGATGCTGTATTAGACCGGGTTGAAAACGGGGAATACTTCTATGACCAGAAAACAGGACAAGTTAAACGCAAGCCCGTAAATATGCGGGATGTTGCACGAGTTTCGGTAGACCTTCTGACGAAACGAGAACTATTACGGGGCAACGCCACAGAACGAAAAGAAGTCACTCAAGTTTCCGTTGACGAACAACTGAAAGCATTGGCACTTGAATTCGCCAGATGGCAGTCCCCACCTACAAAGAAACTTACCGAGGTGGTAGATGTTGAAGCTAAAATGGTACAGGATAACGGGGTTTCCGATAAAATTCTCGATGACCCTGAATCAGATGATAGCGGAGACATGGTTGACGAAGAAGAAAATGGAGATTCCTCAATGGAAGGGGAACTTGGGTTTGACTTTGGAGAAACAGGGAGCGACACTGATTTGGATCAATCCGAAGCAGAAACAGGAAGCCCTAGTGGATACAATAATTCATGAGTCTGTCCACATTTACCAAAACCTAGTCTCCTACATGGGAGAAGAGAATGCTGGAAATGAATTCCAAGCGTATACAATTGCACACATTGCTTCCAAATTACTTGGAGAGCTAAAGAAACAACAGGAGGCTGTTAATGCCCTATATGACCAACGGGAAACGGGACTACAAAAAGGAAGTGGCGAAATACACATCCAAACCGGAAGTAATCAAAAAGAGGACTGAGCAGAATGCTGCTCGTGCTAAAATGGTGAAAGCTGGCCTAGCCCATAAAGGCGACGGGAAGCAAGTAGATCATATTAAACCATTATCTAAGGGTGGTGCCCCAACAGACCGAAAAAATCTTAGAGTAGTTCCAGCCTCCGAAAATACCTCATTCTCCAGAAATAAAGATGGAAGTCTTAAATCACAAACCAGTAAACGAGAACGTGCTGCCAGAAAAAAATAATGGCTTTAACTGCTGAAACCATAGCTGGGTTCTCAGCATCCCTGTTGCAGAAAAGCTTTGACGGGGCTGTTGAAACCCCACAATGTCATATGGAATGGTGGAAGATGTTCTGTTATCCCCATCCCCAAGTGGCTATTGCTGCTCCACGTAGACATGCCAAAACTACTGCAATTACCCAGACATGTACCCTTGCCTCCGTCTGCTTCCGTGAACGGGAATACGTCATTATCGTTTCCGACACCATTACGCAGGCCAACCAGTTTCTGGGTGACATCAAAAAAGAACTCTTGGATAACGAAGCTCTTAGAAACTTATTCAAGATTAAAGAATTAATTAAAGATTCTGAAGATGACATGATTTGCATGTGCGAAGATGGTCATATGTTCAGGATTACAGCTAAAGGTGCAGAGCAAAAGATTCGAGGTCTTAAATGGAACAACAAACGTCCAGACTTAATCATTTGCGATGACCTTGAGAACGATGAAATTGTACTAAATAAGGAACGTCGTGCAAAGTTTAAGCGTTGGTTTTATGCTTCTCTTATGCCTAGCCGCTCTTATCGTGGTATCGTACGGTATGTTGGCACTATCCTTCATAACGATTCTCTACTTGAGTCGGTTATGCCTAGGAAAGGCGACAAAAACACTATAGAAGAGCCTTTAAAAAGCTATTCAAAGCGTGATCCAAGTAAATTAGCATGGTATTCAGTAAAATATCGGGCACATGATCCCTCATTTAAGCATATTTTGTGGAGTGAGTTGTACGATGCCAATCATTTCCGCACTTTACGCCAACAGCATATTGATGATGGGATGGCAGATGTCTATTCCCAAGAATACCTCAACTATCCGCTAGATGAAAATCTCTCTTATTTTAGACGTAATGACTTTACTGATTTCTCAGATCAAGATCGTGTTAAATTTGAAGACGCTGGCTGGAAGAAAACTCATAACATTTATATCGGAAGCGATTTGGCAGTGTCAACTGCTGATTATTCTGACTACTCTGTCTTTGTCGTTGGTGCAATGGCAGAAAACGGAATGTTATACATACAAAATGTAATTAGAGAAAAAATGGATTCACAAGAAATTGTAGATACTATTCTCTCTTTACAACGACTATACAATCCTATGTGTTTGTCTATGGAAAAGGGCCAGATTGAAAAATCTATTGGTCCCTTTTTGCGCGAACGGATGGTGCAAGAAAATACATTTATTAATATTCTTCCACTGTCTCCTTCCACAGACAAGAAATCTAGGGCCCGTTCTATTCAAGCGCGTATGCGTATGGGTGGAGTTAAATTCGATAAACAAGCTGAATGGTTTCACACCCTTGAAGAAGAAGCAGTTATGTTTGGTCGTGGTAAACACGATGACCAAGTAGATGCCCTGTCTTATCTTGGCTTAATCCTTGACCGTATGGTGGAGGGTCCAACTAACAAAGAAGTAGAGGAAGAAGAATATGCCGATGAACAGCGGAGCTATGAATCAGCAGATGCAGGGCGGTCAGCCTCCTGTGGATACTAGTCAGTTACAGTCGCAGCCACAAGGATTGCCGGGACAGCTAGGTACACAACCAGAAGCTCCTGCTCCTAGTCCACAAAAAGAGTCTCTTCGTGCTATATTGGAATCTACTAATATTGCCAAGAAACTAGACAAGCAAAAGCTGGATAAAATTGGCGCTGACGCATTGGATGGGTACAAGGCAGATAAGCAGTCTAGACAAGTTTGGGAAGAACAAAACAAGGAGTGGACTAAACTAGCCTCTCAAGTTAGAGAAGAAAAAACTTACCCTTGGCCAAAGTCTTCTAACGTCAAATATCCTTTACTCACCACTGCAGCCATGCAGTTTGCTGCACGAGCTTACCCCTCTTTGATTCCATCAGACGGTAAGGTGGTTAAGTCGAAGGTTATTGGTAAAGACCCTAAAGGAGACAAACTAGCACAGGCAGACAGAGTTTCTATGTACATGTCTTACCAACTTCTGCACGAAATGCGGAATTGGGAAGAAGGCATGGACAAGATGCTTATTATGCTTCCTATTATTGGTACTGTGTTTAAGAAAACCTATTGGGACTCAATTAAGAAGATTCCAATGTCGGAAGTTGTTCTCCCACAAAATCTTGTGGTTAACTACTGGACTAAGACACTCCAAGAAGCTGAACGAGTTTCTCAAATCATTGAGATGAGTCCCCGACTGCTAAAAGAACGTCAGATGGCTGAGATTTTTCTTGATGTAGATTTAGGTGGTGCTACTACTCCAGAAGATAGGCCTAATGCCCCTAGGAATGATGAAACTACTCCCTATACGGTAATTGAACAACATACCTATCTCGACCTAGATGACGACGATTATCCTGAGCCTTACATTGTTACTTTCCATTTGGAGTCTGGTAAAGTTCTTAGAATCGCTGCTAGATTTGATGACACCACAATGTCATTTGGAGAAAATGGAAAACTAGTAAAGATTGAACCAATTGAATACTACACCAAATTTGGATTTATTCCCAATCCAGATGGCAGCTTTTATGATATTGGGTTCGGTGTTCTTCTCGGACCAATTAACGAATCAGTCAATACCCTTATCAACCAACTCATTGACGCAGGATCACTTAATAACCTCCAATCTGGTTTCCTTGGAAAAGGACTCAAAATCAGAATGGGTGAAACTAGATTCCAGCCCGGAGAATGGAAAGCAGTTAATGGTACAGGAGATGACCTAAAGAAGCAGATTGTTCCACTACCTAGTAAGGAACCATCCGCAGTCCTATTCCAACTCATGGGGAGTTTGATTACGTCAGGAAAAGAACTGGCGTCAGTGGCGGAAATCTTTGTTGGTAAAATGCCGGGACAAAACACCCCAGCTACCACAACGATGGCTACCATTGAACAGGGAATGAAGGTATTCACTGCTGTCTATAAGCGTATTTATCGTTCTCTTGAAGAAGAGTTTCTTAAGTTATTTGAGATTAACGCTACCTACCTAAATCCTGAAACATATCAGGAAGTAATTGGTGTTACTATCGGACCGGCAGATTTTTCTGAAAAGCAATATAAAATTTGCCCCGGAGCCGACCCTACGGCAGTAAGCCAGACTGAAAAGCTGCTTAAAGCACAGGGCCTCATGGAGATGTTACCTTTAGGTATTCTTGATCCAGTTAAAGTTGGTCTTCGTCTATTAGAAGCACAGGAACAACCAAACTACCAAGATTTGCTTAACCCACAAGTGGCTCAAACTGGTCAAATGCCAGCTCCTCCTCCTGATCCTAAGATTTTGGAGAGTCAGGCTAAGATTCAAGCAATGGGGCAAGCCTCACAGATCAAACAACAAGAATCTTCTTTTAAATCTGAATTGGCACAAAGAGATGCTCAATTCCAGCTAGCTATGAAAGCTCATGCTGCAGATCAAGAAGCACGGCATAAAGAAATGCTCGCAAGTGTACAACTGGCTGTTGCTACACATACAACTAACATGCAGGTTGCTCAAGATAAGCTTAAGTTTATTCAAGACACTATGCACAAAGAAGTTGCCAACAAACAACAAGTTGTTCATAAGGAACGCTTGGCTGCTGTGCAACGAAAACAAGCCACAAAAACACCTTCCAAAGGGAAATAAAATTAGATGTTAACTAAGTCAGACTTTATAGACTGGAAATCAAATCCAACTACTAAAGAAGTGTTCAACCAATTGAGACAATACATTGAAGGCCTCCAAGTAGAACTTGGGCAGTCTGCTGGTGTTGATCCTAGGTTAGACGCAATTAAAGTAGGTGCTATCCAAGCGTACAATGATATTCTTGGAATTGAATTTGATGAGGAGACTCAACGTGATTAAACCACTATTACATCGGATTCTTGTTAAACAAGACAAGCTAGACGAAACTAATCAGGACTACAAACGAGCCAAAGAAATCGGTATTATCATTGCAGAACATGCAGATAATAAACGAGCACAGGCTGGAGTTGACACAGGTACTGTTGTTGCTATTGGTGACACTGCCTATAAAGACTTTGGTGTAAGTCCTCCTGTTAAAATTGGAGATTCAATTGCTTTTGCTAAATTTAGTGGCAAAACAATTGTTGATCCAAAAGACTTACAGGAATATGTAGCCCTCAATGATGAGGACTTAGTGGCAATCCTTTCAGGAGAATAAATATGGCTGATGAAAATCTAATTTCCAAAGTGGAAGAAGTTAAGACCGATGCTCAAGTAGTTGAACCCTCAGCTACTGAGCTTCAGGCTATGGAATCTGGTTGGGTTCCTAAAGATAAGTATAGTGGGGATGAACATAAATGGGTTGACGCAGGAGAGTTCCTTCGTCGTGGCGAACTCTTCAACAAGATTGAAGACCAATCTAAACAACTTAAAGATGTCCGCCGTGCCCTAGACGAAATGAAGAAGCTTCACAGCCAAGTGCGTGAAGTAGAGTATAAACGAGCACTAGATGCTCTTCGTGCTCAAAAGAAAACAGCTTTGGAAGAAGGTGATGCAGAAGCAGTTATTGCTGCTGATGAGCGCATGGACCTTGTTAAAGAGAAACAAAAACAACTACAGTCTCAACCAGACACAAGTGCTCAAGGAGGAACGAACCATCCTGAGTTTGTACAATGGACTGAGCGTAATAGTTGGTATAAAACATCTACTCCTATGAAAGCCTTTGCAGATGCATTAGGGGATGATTTGGCACGAGCAGGGAATAGCCCTTCTGAGGTGCTGAAGAAAGTAGAAGCAGAAGTTAAAAAAGAATTTCCCCATCGGTTTAGCAATCCTAACCGAGATAAACCGGGGGCAGTAGAAGGCTCTACAAATCGTGGAACGTCTAGTTCCAGTTTTGCATTGACTGACGACGAGCGTCGCGTAATGAACACTTTTATTCGGACTGGTGTCTTTAAGACAGAGAAAGAATATATTGATGAACTCAAAAAAGTAAGGGGTTAATAGTATGACCAAAGAAGCAATTTCCAAAGCCCCAGAGGGCCGTGTTACTCGTGTGCCTGTGGGCCAGCGTAACATTCTAACGGTAAAGGGTAAAGACCCAGCATATGTATACCGTATCGTGAACGATGTAGATGATCGGATCACGCAGTTTCAAGAGGGTGGTTATGAAATCGTCCAAGATGAGGCTGTAAAGGTTGGTGATGCTCGTGCTTCCACTGGTACTCCAGTTGGAACAGCAAAGAACATGTCTGTGGGTCGTGGTACTAAAGCATATGTCATGCGTATTAAGCGTGAATGGTATGATGAAGACCAAGCAAACAAACAAGGAAATGTTGATCGACAAGAGCAAGCCACCCGAGAAAAAGCTCTTGATGGTACTTACGGTAAACTCGCCCTTACGCGCGATTAGCCTAACTAAATGTAACTGCCATTAGGAAATCCATCAAATTTGACTATTTGGAGAATTACTAATGTCAAGTGTGTCTCGTGTTAACGGGCTTCGTCCTGTTAAAACTCTGGTTGGGCCTTATACGGGTCAAGCCAATGTGTATTTTGTGCCAGCCTCTGATTCTACTGTAATCATGGTTGGCGATCCAGTTAAGCTTTTGGGTGATGCCCGTGCTGCTACTGGTGTTCCTACTGTAACTCGTATCTCTGCTGGTACGGATATTCCAGTGGGTGTAGTTGTAGGTATTTTGTTTAGTGGTGTGGGCGATTCTCAAAACGTTCCTCCTGTTAATGACTTGAATACCCCTGTGTATCGTCGTGCTTCCACAGATCGTTTTCTGTTGGTTGCTGATGATCCTTCTATTATCTATGAAACTCAGTTTGAAACTGCCTCTGCCTCTGCAGCTACCTTGACGGCCCTTGTTGGTCTGAATGGTAACTTCTTGGTGAATGCTGGTAGCACGACTACGGGTTCGTCTGGTATTCAATTGGCTGCCGCTGGTACTGCCACGACTGCTACGCTTCCGATGAAAATTGTAGGTTTCCCCAACCGTCCTGATAACATTCCCGGTGATGTTGCTTTTAATTTCTACGTGAAATTGAATAGCTCCACGATGGGTTCGTTGGGTACGACTGGCGTTTAATTTTTAAAGGAAATATAACATGTCTGTTATTAATAGTGGCTCATTTGCCAAGGCCCTTTGGCCCGGTGTAAACGCTTGGTATGGTCGCGCCTATGAACAATATGGCGAAGAGTATTCCAAACTGTTTGATACCCAAAAGTCGAGCAAAGCGTTTGAAGAAGACGTTGGTGTTTCGTCCTTTGGTCTTGCAGTTCAAAAGTCTGAGGGATCTCCGATCTCCTATGACAGCGAACGTCAAGGCTTTATTACTCGGTATCAACATGCCGTGTATGCGCTTGGTTTTATCATCACGCGTGAAATGATGGAAGATGACCAGTATGATGTCATTGGTAAGCGTAAAGCTGAAGGCCTTGCCTTCTCTATGCGCCAAACCAAGGAAGTTATCGGCGCTAACGTGTACAATCGTGCTTTCAATACCTCCTATCTTGGTGGTGACGGTTCAGCCCTTATTGCAGCTACCCATGCCAATATCAAAGGTGGTACGTGGTCCAATCAGATTGCTACGGCATCTGACTTGTCCGAAGCAGCTCTTGAGCAAGCTTGTATTGACATTGCCGGTTTCACAAATGATGCTGGTCTGTTGATTGCTGTTCGTCCTGAGACTTTGGTTATTCCTCGTCAACTCATTTTTGAAGCCAAGCGTATCTTGGATACGGATGGTCGAGTTGGTACGGATAATAATGATCTGAATGCTATTCGCACTCTGGGTTCGATTCCTAAGATTGTTACTAACCATTTCTTGACTGACACCGATGCTTGGTTCATTCGCACTAACGTGCAGAATGGTATGAAGTATATGGAGCGTCGTGGTGATTCGTTCGACATGGACAATGATTGGGATACTGAGAACGCTAAGTTCAAGGCTACCGCCCGTTACTCATTCGGCTGGACTGATCCCCGCGCTTTGTATGGCTCTGCTGGCGCTTAATTAATTGTCGGAGGGGCTTATGGCTCCTCCTTCCATAAAGGACTAAAATGGCTATTAATTTCGTTCAAGGTCAAGTTGCAGTAGGTGATCCTTCTCCAACTGGCCCAACCCCAAATAGTAATATCAAAGATTCTGTTGTAAAAGTAGTTAAACTTACTTCTGCAAACTTTGGTACTTCCGCTGTAAACACACTAGTAGCAGTGCTTCCCGCTGATTCAACTATCCTTACTATGGATAAAGTAGTGAAGACTCAGTTGGCTGGTGGTGGTATTACTGCTGCTACAATTAACATTGGCTCGGCATCTGCAGGTACTCAGTTTGCTTCAGCATACAGCGTGTTTGATGCTGCAGGCGTAAACGCAATGGTAACTCCTGTTACTGGCACTATGCAAAACTACGGTCTTCCTAACGGTTTGGATATTCCAATCTGGATTGGGGGTACTGCAACAACGGGTGCTCCAACGTCGGGTGAGATTTATCTCATCATCACATACGTTCGATAACTAACTGAAGGGGTCTTATGGCCCCTTCTTTTTATATATAAATTATGACTAATGTAACTAGAACTGCTCCACTAAACCCTAGTATTAGGAGTACGTTTTTAAATGCTAATTCTCTTGGGACTACAGAAATTATCCCTGCACAAGCAAATAGAAGCATACGTGTTATCTCAGTGGTAGCAATTAGTACAGTAGCTAATAATATCAAATTTCTATCCGCTGGAACTGATCTCTCTGCCACATTTCCTCTAGGAGCAAATGGTGGTTTAGTAATGTCCTTTAATGAACATGGATGGTTTCAAACTGCTATTGGCGAAGCACTAAATATTAATTTATCTGTTGCAACAGCAACAGGTATTCAACTCAACTATATCGTACTATAATGAATTTTATATCTAAGATGAAAGATTGGGTTAGTCCCAAACAAAAACCAGCTAGGGTTGTAAAAAACTGGAAGCCGGGTATGTGGGTGATGTACCAAAATAAAATTGCAATCTTGGCAAGTCTTGGTGACTTGGCTGAAATTCATTATACTGATTCACATACAGGTGAGAACATTGGTAAAGCCCTTGTTCCGCTAGAAGTTTTGAGGCAAGCTAGGTATCCTGAGATTCCAGCTCTTCGTAGACTTATTTCTGAAGATGCTGCAAAGGAGTTAGGTTATGGCCCTTAATTTTCCAGATACGGGAGAGAATCTAGCTTTAGAGATGATTACAAATAAGACAGCCCCACAGAACCTGTCTTTGCGTTTGTATAAAAATAATATCACTCCTTCTGATACAGATACTGCTGCCACCTATACTGAGGCTACTTTTACTGGATATGCCGCAATTACGCTAACAGGAGCTTCATGGAATGCTGCCGCTGCTGGTACTATTACATACTCAGCACAACAAACATTCACTTGCTCTGCAGTAGCCACTGACGATATTTATGGGTATTATGTTACCCAAACAGGATCAGGAACACTCCTGTATAGTGAAAGAGATGCTTCTGCTCCTTTTGCTGTTAGAATCTCTGGTGATGCAGTAAAGATTACTCCAACTATTTCGGCTAACTAAAATGGCAATCACAACAGTTGATTTAGCATTAGCTGGAATGAAACCTGCTGAATTTTACTCTAAGGCTCTAACTGGCACATTGGTAGCAGGTAGACCTTTCAGTCCTTTTTACCTTGCAGGTATTCCGGGAGCTGCTACTGCCCCTTCTCCGGGTATTGCAGGAGCGGCCCTAACTTCGTATGCTGGACAAATTGGCATTCCTGCTGCTTCAGGTAATACCCATTTAGCACGGGCCTCTTTTACATCCAGTGCTCAAGCAGGAAATATTATTGTATATGATAGGCTTTGGCATAACTCTGGTATTGTAGTTACCACAACTACAGCACAAACTATCAATAGCGTGACGTGGCCTGCTAGGGATCGTAATGGGGCTACCTCTGGTGCTGGTGTTTACATTGGAATGGAAGTATCCACAGTTACAGGAGCTGGTGCATCTGTAATTAGTATTTCTTATACCAACTCCGCTGGAACAGCAGGTAGAACTGGTACTGCTGTTGATGTGTATGCTGCTACTTCTGCTGCAGGTTCTTTTTACAGATTTGCATTACAAGCAGGTGATGTGGGTGTACAATCTATACAGTCGTTTACTTCTACTGTGTCTATGACCTCTGGAACAGTACATCTTGTTGCCTATAGGGTTTTAGCACAGTTAGAACTAACTGCTGCTGGTTTATCTGGAGTTATTGATCCAGTTACTGGTGGATTAGGTAGAGAGTATGACACTACTGTGCCTAGTATTTTATATTTACCACAAACAACTACAACGACACAGCTAACAGGAAGTGTTATCCATACTCAGGGATAAAATATGGCTAATACCTCGTATGCAGATTTACTAGATGGTTTGGGCAGGGGCAGGGGCAGTAGCGTATTTGTTAAGCAAAATCCTAATGATGCTAGTCCTGTAGTTTGGTCTGACTTCTATTTTGATTCTGCCTCTAGTGGTACTATATTTACCATTACTCCTTCTGGTAGTGTTATATTTTCAGGTGGTACAGCTTTAGCAAAAACTAGAACTGCACAAGTATCTGGTAATGTGGTGTTCTCTGGGACAGCTCCTATTACTTTTGTGCCCTTTGCTGGGGGCACAATTTATACGATTAACCCTACTGGTAATATTATATTCTCTGGTGGAGCTTCTTTAGCTAAGGTGCATGTATTTTCTTTTGGTGGAACTATTTCTTTCTCTGGAGGAACTAGTCCTATAAATACCAAAGTAATACCAAGTTCAGGTACTATATCCTTTTCTGGAATTGCTAATTATAGCAAGATAAAAACTACTACTCCTGCTGGAAGTATAATATTTAGTGGAACCTCTCCAATCACATTCATAGGCACCCCTACTGGTGCTATAACAACATGGCGTGCTTTGACAGGCGCTGGTAATTAATTTAAAAGGATAATATGGCCTCTTATCGTGATGCTAATGCTACTGTGCCGGGTCACGGTGCTGTTGCTGTAACTCCCTCAGATGCTACTGTACTTCCAGTAACTCGTGCCCTATATGTTGGCACAACCGGCAATGTTGCCGTAAGAATGGCAGATGGTATGACGATTACGTTTACCACTGTCCCAGTGGGAATTCTCCCTATTCAGGTAGATATGGTTATGGCTACTAACACTACTGCCTCTAACATTATTGCACTGAACTAATATGGCAACATTTTCTAAATTCAATTCTTTCACTACTGACTTGACTAATGGGGCACATTTGTTCCAGTCTCATGTTTATAAAGTGATGCTTACTAATACGGCCCCTGTTGCCACTAATACGGTGTTTGCTAACATCACTGATATTGCAGCAGGTAACGGATATACTGCTGGTGGAACGGCTACTACAGTATCTAAATCTAACACTACGGGTGTTGAAAAGCCTTTATTTAGTGATGTAGTGTTTACTGCCACTGGTGCTATGGCTACGTTTAGATATGCTGTTGTTTATAATGATACACAAACATCTCCTGCAAAACCCCTAGTTGGTTGGGCTGACTACGGTTCAGCAGTGAGTATGGTTAATACAAATACATTTACAGTTGACTTTGATGGCACTAATGGTGCAATTACAGTTGGTTAATTTGGAGTTTTAATGAGAGCTGGATTTCCATATCGAACTTATTTTGGGCGGCTCCCAACTAAAGCAATTAAAGTGGTTGCCCAACAACCTTCTACTCTTATCACGCCTACATTCACGGCTAACCGTAATAACGGCGTAGCTCCTTATGGTGTGCTATTCGATGCGACGGCAACCACTGCGGCAGCGTGGACTTCAACCCCATTTGGTGATCTGGACTATGAATGGGACTTTGGCGACACCACAGGCACCTATTGGGCCTACGGCTCCAAACCCGGCACTCAGGACAAGAATAAAGCTTATGGGCCTTACGCGGCTCACGTCTTCCTGACCAGCGGAACCAAGACGGTAACGCTCACGGTTCGTTTTCGTGATAGCGGTGGTTCAGTCGATACGGCCACCTACACCCAGAACATCACAGTCAACAACGCTGACACGGTGTTTAGCGGGACCAATACGATTTGCGTTGCAAACGGCACTACTCCAGTGCCCGGCGTCAACGGCGTGCCTTCGGGTGCTACGTGCGTCAACCTATCCAGCTTCTACACAGCACTCAATACCTACGCGGCATCGGGAAAGCGCATTTTGTTCAAACGTGGAGACACGTTCACCTGTGCCACATCATACAACCTGAACGTAGCAGGAGAGGGCATCATTGGTGCGTTTGGCTCGGGTGCTGACCCCATCATCACGCCATCCAGCGCTATCAATGCGATCAACTTCGGCAACTCGGGCACTAATTGGCGCTTGATGAATCTGGAATTCAGCGGCACCGATGTGGCCTTGCGTCCGTTCAATATTGGCGGATCAGGTAGTGCACAGAATGGCGCTTACAACCTGATTCAAGGCTGCTACATACACAACTGTTACGGCACCAACTCAGCCACGACAGGCGTTATATGGGCAGATAGCCGCATTTACAACACGATGGGAACGCTTGGCGACGGAAACAACGTGCTATATCTGGGTGGACAAGAAGAGTTCGGCTTCTTGGGATGCTCCTTCGATACCTGCCGTGGTGAACACGTCACTCGTATCCAAGGGGGACGCAGGTTTGTATTCAGCAATTGTGATTCGGTCTATCCCGCTGAAAACTCGCGCCATGCATTCGCTTTGCGTGGCTGGTCATCGTCTGGTGTCTGGACTGGTGTTTATTCTGAACTAGCGGTTATCTCTGACAACCTGATCGGTGGCAACTCATACGCGGTGACGCAGTTCACTTCACAAAATCCTAGCGGTACGGACGAGCGCCATCGCAAGATCATATTTGAGCGCAACTCAGTATTCAGCACATCACCAAGCTACAGCACAACGATGATGACGCAGGTTCAGGGTGAGATGACAGTTAGAAGTAACTTGTTCAGTTTGACTGGTGCAGGCGCTAGTCAGGCGGTATTGATAACGCAGTACAGCCCGGACGTTCCAGATCCTTCAGGGCATCGCGTCTATAACAACTCTGTATATAGGGGTGGAACTGGCGCTGCTGCGTTCATGGCGCATGACAACGACACCGGAACTTACCTCTACAACAATCTTGCTTATATGCCAAGCGCATCAAGTCCGGTGCTTTACTCAGGCACGATTGCGGGAGCCAGCAACAACAGCAGTAATGCTCAGATTCTTACTCCAAACCCGTTCACAACCTCGCCACCAACGACCAACGCGCATTGGGTTCCATCAGGCTATCCAGTGAACGGCGGTACTTACGTTGTCGGTAACCATCGTGACTTCTACGCCAATCTGATCACTGGCACTGCTGAAATAGGAGCCATACAAGTATGACCGCAGTAATTACAGGCACACCGACAAGGATTGACACGCTTACGGGCGCTTCACCCGGCGCTCAAACTATCACGGTCCCGGCTGATGCTGAAGGTGTAGCCATCTTCATGACGGGCATCAACGCGGGCACGGCGCTTGTGGCGTCAATGACGTCTGACTTTTCAAGTGCGTTTACGATCACCCAGAACGGAAATACTGCTCTGAATGGTGTATCTGTTTCACTCGCTAGGGTCACATCGACAGGAGCCGGGAAGACGTTTACGCCATCATTCAACGTTGCCCCCGATGAAGGGCCTTGCTGCTCCTACGCTTTTGTAAAGGGCATTCCGCCATCGGGCGCATGGTTTGAAACGGTAGATGTGGACCAAGGCAGCGGTAGTGCACTAACCCTCTCGGTCACCAGCGCCACAGACAGCCTTGTTTTCTTCTACGACTCAGATGACAGCACAATCGGCAATGCATCAGGCACCACAAACCTGACCAATCACACGGTCAATGGCGACTATGCCAACCTCAATTCTGTCAACTCTCCCGGAGCTTCTACTACTTCGGTAACTGGTGTTGGCACTGGTTTCCCGGCATCTGCTCTGGTCAGTATTAAGGCGTCAGGTGGCGGCTCCCCCACTTCATTTCCACCTATTCGTTCTCAGGGAACTCCATTTGCTCCCCTTACTTTTTTCTAAGGACTAAATAATGTCTGGTATTTATACAGTTCCGTTTTCAAGTGTTGCAGTAACGGCGCAACAAGACTTCTTTGAAATTACGGCCCATGCTACCAAGCAGTGTGTCCTTCTTGGATTTGGAGTTTCTCAGTCTTCTGATGTAGGTGATGCGGCAGAAGAGGGGCTTTCTCTTATTGTAAAATCTGGTCAAACCACTTCGGGTTCTGGTGGCACCACCCCAACTCCTACCCCTAACGATGGTGCAGGTGCTGCGGCAGGTTTTACTGCTGAAGTAAATAACACGACTAAAGCTTCTGCAGGCACTATTCTTACCCACTACTCTTACAACTGGAATGTACGTGTTGGTATGGATGTAATTCTTCCTGAGCAAATGCAACTTATTTTTGGTGCGGGTCGTAGACTTACTATTGAATTGGCAACTACTCCTGCGGATTCGTTGACTGTTTCAGGTTACGCAGTTATCCAAGAGATCGGTTAATCATGCGGGCTAGTCTATTTAGGCGTAGGCCCGTACAGCTTACTAGGCTCAATCAGAGGTTCATTCCATCTGCTGCCACAGGAGTTAACTATACACTTTCGGTAACAACAATGAATGTACCAGTTACATTCAACGATATTAATTTAGTACTGTTTCCAACGTATAGTTTACCAGTAACCGTAATGAATGTTCCTGTAACATATAATGCGATTACTTTGTCGTGGCTTCAAGGATATATTCTTCCTATAGATGTGATGAATGTTCCTATTACATGGAATAATGTAAATCTTGTATGGGTAGGTGCCCCTGTGGTTCTTGCCAAAAACCCCAAGTTTGCTATGGCAATGAAAATAGGATTCTAAATGCAAAACTGGTTTAAAGCTGGCGACTACAACGCAATTTGTGATTCATGTGGTCGCAAGTATAAAGCCAGCACAATGAAAATGCGTTGGGATGGGTTGTTTGTCTGTTCTGAAGACTATGAAATTAGACACCCACAGTTGTCTCTTAGAGTAACTGGGGATAAGCAAACTGTCCCTGTGGCTAGACCAGATGTAGAAACTGACACATTTATTTCAGTATGTTACATATGGGATCAATCTGGGTATGCTAATTTAGCTTCTGCGGGATGCGCCAAAGCTGGAAATAATAATAACACATATGCTATGTTACTGGCATTAAAGAATGGAACTTAAATGACCACAACTGTTTATAGTAACGGAACTCTTATTGTTCCTGCTTGGCTTAATGATGTTGATGCAGCTACATATGTAAAACTTGCTAATGTAACTACAATTAGTGCTGCTGCAGGTACTGTGTTAGATGATGCATCAGTTGGGGCTATGCGTACTACTTTAGGGGCGGCGGCTTCTGGAGTAAATACTGACATAACTTCTCTTAATTCTCCTGCTATTGCAGCAGCCACTGCTACAACACAAGCAGCAGCTACAAGTAATACCACGGTTGCTACTACAGCTTTTGTACAACAAGAAGTTCCAGCAGCCAGTACAACAGTGGCTGGTAAGTCTGAACTAGCAACAACGGCAGAAGTACAAACTGGGACGGATACAGCACGCGTGCCGTCTGTGGCATCCATGCAAGCCGGGAAAATCGTTCTCAGCTCACTGACTGCAGCCGCTTCTCAAACATCTATTGATTCCCCTACGATTCCATCGTGGGCAAAGCGAGTAAAGGTTCACTTTAACGGCCTGAGTACCAACGGATCATCCATCGTTCAGATTCAACTGATTGATGGCGGTGGCGTAGAAACAAATAGCTATCTGGGAAGCGCATCAGATGTTACCGCATCGTCAGGAACAGCACTTCACGCAACTGGATTTTTAACTGGATCATCAGGCTCTGCCTCCTATGTTCGCAATGGAACGATTGAGCTATATCTTGTCGATTCAGCCACTTTCCTATGGTCTTGCGGTGGAAATCTGGGTTACTCAGATGCCGCGCGAGTTTCCGTATCAAACGGCGTCAAAGCAACGTCTGCAATCATGACGCAGGTTCGTGTAACTACGGTGATCGGCAGTGAAACATTTGATGCTGGCTCTGTCAGCTTTAGTTATGAGTAAACTATGATTTATTTTATATATCTTTATTTATTTTATATTGCTGCTGTTTTTTCTATTCTTGTCTATCGCAAATGGCAAAAGAAAGAACTTAATATATATAATAAAATAGCATTT